GCCCTGTACCCGACAATGTGTAAATTGTCAACCTCTATAACTTTTGGTTGTTTTGTTAATAATTAGTGTATGTCTGAGCTTACATGTTTCCACGTAAGTCACAGTAGCACTTGCTTAAGAACCACACGTGTGTAACCGTGAGCAGACTGAGATTTATATGGTCAGTCTGTATCACGTGATGTTACAAACAGCTCTAAAAAACCATCATGAAAGTTTTGTGTCACCACAAAACAAGGACTTTATTTTCTTGCACATGTCGCCCTCAATAACATGTATGTGGTTGGTCACCATTAAGTGGGGTCACCGCCAAATGCTCCGGCGAGCTTAGCTCCCTTTATAATTTGACCTCCGAACTTTGCCATGGAGCCCACCACAGGCATTGCTTCCGCTGCGGACAACACTTGTTGCACCACTTCAACTGAACGTTGTGCTCTTCTGATTCCAGATGCAACACGTTATGCTACGTCTTGTGGTGCTCTGAATAATTCAGGTTTCGATGAAACTACTCGTTCCATGGCCTATAAAGCAGCGGAATCAGATGCTATACTGGTCCTATCCACAATGTCTTAATATCCCAAGGCCGGATAATATTCTATGTTCGTCCATGTTTCAATGACACCTATTGCTTCGTTAGGAACCATGGCCGTCACATATACTGCTAATAAGCTCTTTATCTATTGGACTTGCAATTAATAATTGTGGTCAGCTGGATCCCTTGGATACCAGACTATACGAATTCCCTCGTCTGCTCTTCCTCTCTATGAATTTGGATACTTGTCGATGAAGGATCTAGTTATTTTAGGGACTACTGCATTAGCTGCTTCTCCTATATAAGCCCCTCCCATAAGGCCTTGATTTTGTGCAATGTTGCCTGTGAAAGTGACTTTCATACAACATGACACGATTCTATAACTAGATGCATTCTGTACTTGAGCGTATGCACCGTTAGAACTATTCAATGGTACACTACCTGGGGTAACGCCTGTATCCAAATTTAATTCTGGGTCATGATATTGCCACAAAGTCACACCGGACTGTGTTTGTGGAGTGAACAGTACCAAACTCTATCCATTGCCGTTCGAATACAAAGTTTATTACTAGTAAAAGTGTTAGGTAGCTGAGGATGTTGGAAATGGGGTGGGGATTCTGGCTTAGCAGTACTATTCTGGATAAATCACTGAAGCCAGGTAATTGATACCCGACTTTGTGAGCCGTTCCCCTGCCTTTACAATGGCTTTCTAAGCTTTTGGGTCATTCCTCAACTTTTGTATCGCTTCTTAATACACTTTTTTCTATTATTCCTTCATGGACTTGTTCTTAATGTTCTTATTCTTACCTTTCCGATTCTTCTTCTATGCTTATACTTACATAAATCTATTTCTTGTTGTTATGTTGCTTTTGCGTATATTCTTTATACTCTTTTATTGAGCTGGCTCAAAACCCTTGACTAAGTGCCCATCAAATTAGGTATCATGTTGAATATAATCAGCACCGAGTTAACGCTCATACTCTAGTTGAAACGTCGGGTAATGAAGATTATCCATGTCATTTACGTTCAGCTTAAATGCATAGTCTTCCTATTTTTTATATTACTTGGGCTTGTAATTTTCAAAAATAGGAGCCGTTTTACCCCAAGAATATATGCCACACAATATCATCTCTCTGTGTTATTCGGCCGTCATGTTCTTGCCTACTTTCTTGGTATAAGTACCTGACACTAAAGCCCTCTGCGCTTAGCGAGTTATCTGAAATCCATAGGGTGTCAGGACAATGGTCTTGGACAAGAAGTCGACTGTGGTATCCGTCTAAAACACTTCCTTGACTTGTTAGCCAAGTCCGTGTGTGGCCGAAGAAGTAGCGTGGTAGACGCGCCACAGTCCCTTAACGAAATCATCTCTCTTGCCTCTCTCTACAAAAACAAAGGAATCATCCCCGGATGCGAATGCCCTGATCTCGTTTTTTGGTATGTTTGACAACGAACAAATATGGTCAATATACATCAACACTCGCAATGTGTTTCCTAAAGTGGTCCGAGTAGGATGTCCGGAAAAAGTGGTTCCATTCACTATTCCTTTTTCTATAATTCCCTATTTTGTCCTCATATAGTAAGGCAATTCAATACTGCAAAGTATAGACTCCACTTTGTCATACAATGTATCTGGGATCATTAAAGCCGGGAACAACTTTTTCAACACCAACTTAAAGAAGAATACGTCTACTAACTTAATGAGACACGCGTGTTGATTTGAGTCATGTTGTTTTCCATCGTAAGCCACAATTGTTGGATCTTTTAACTCACGATGAGCTTCTGTTATTACGTCTTGAAGCTGGTGACAGTTCAATCCATGAATAAACCCTGGCATCAATGGCTTTAGTTTTTCTATCACGATACTGTTTATCCATCCACCGACTGCCTTAACGGTGTAGGATGGATTGAATATGTTCCTGGGGCGAGCAGTGTATCATCCATCGTTTGTATAATTAACTTCCCCCGTCTTTGTGATGACCTCCAGTCTCAAATCGACTTCTCCGTCATAGCAAAATTGGTCAAATGCTTTTTAATAGCGAGAGCGCTTGACCATGTCAAACTTTGACAAATAACTTTCAAAAGACTGAATTTCCTCGAAATTCATTTAATCTACTAACTTGGCTAGCTTTGTCGATGTCATGGCTGCAAATTGTCTCAAGTGTGTCATTTCTGGTCTGAGTCTGGAGCCGTTGTGTCTACCACGAAGTCCATAGACGAGGTTAATTGGACATGACTCATAAGCATAAGCTTACGTAACACCAGCAACAGTACGATGTTTTAAACCTGTTCGTGTATACTTCTTGCCACGATCACACGTACAGTGTTGCAAGAGGTAATCGTAGAGGGTTTCATCATAAACTAATTAGGTCTTGGTCTCTCTCACACAACCTTCACCAGGTTTCAAGACATCACTGTTGAACCTTTCTCTGTCTACGTGTATCCTTTTGAATCCTCGTACTTTCTTATTTTCGTCATCATCTCTGAATGAGGTAAAATAAGAAACAATTGCAAGACAGACGCCTTGCCAACGATAAAGTTCCCATACTGCAAAGAGAGTTCCTATTGCGATACACCCACGTATGTAATTGTTACCTGCATCAGTCTTACGTATGAGTTGTTCATAGGCTCTTTGGATGTTGTAATAATAATTCCATAGCAACATAAGGACTACTGGATAGACAACATGTGTAGATGACAGACTCAAAATGACGCTCATCATTACAAATATTACGATTTTGATTAGGTTGTAATGTGTTTGTAGAGAAGCCCAAGACCATGGTTCAGACGTCTGGTCTATGATTCTTTTCATCATTGGTGTTTATTTTTATGTCTCCATTCTATCTAAATAACCAGAATATCTAACCATTGCGGCACTAAAACAGTCTTCAAGCTGAGTGTCCTCCCATTCTGGCATAACTTAGTTTTGTGAATATTGTTTAATCTTCCAATGGTGTCTCACTGTTCTGGCGAGCTTTTCTACCTTAAATTTGACTTCTCTTTCTTCTTACATTATTTTTCCGTAAGCGAAGTCAACCATTTCCATTGGTAACGCTTTGCTGTAAAAGGTTTGTTTCTATGTCCGATAGGCCTCTTCGTTTCGACTGACGATTTGATACACCTTCTGGAACTTCGTGTTAACTATGTCGTTCAATTTAACATTGATTTACCTAGCCCTAGCTGCATTCAATGACACACGAACAGACACCAAAGCTAACTTGTCTGATACTTAGAACCTGTCTACTTCGTCCCAAACTGTGTCTCCACAAGCCCTGACTTGTGGTGCGGTGTTGTCCCACTAGAAAACATTGTGATTATAAGTGTATTCATTGCCTGCGGCTTGAAAAGAAACGACTCCGTTCCTAATGCTAGCTATAGCTTCATTATCTACTGCCGCGAAATCTCCGTCGTAGCTAGGCATGGCGATGAAGTTTACCATAGCATATCCTGCTTTGCCAGAACTGATCATCTTTACGATATAGTCTGCGACTCCAGGATAATAAATGCAGTCATTTGCATTTATAGTTACGATACTGGGATACACTGTATCGGCTAACTTCTTGCTGACAACCGTATGATACACTATTGTGTTTGTTGAAAAATTAACACCATTAACCTCATCCTTTAATGGGTGCATTTCAACATAAGATTCATCATAACTTTAGAGAATTGGCCTATAGGCTATCAATGAATCTGTGTAAGAACTCATTATGGCATATTTAGATCCTATGTCAACCACACATCCCTTCATCTTACTAACGCCCCTGTAATTGAAGTAATTATTTATGGATCTCATGACTGGGTGCGGGATGTGGTTTTGTCTTCGAGCGTGGAACTGGTCACTATGGAGACTGTATTTCCTTGCTTTTAAGAAATTTTTAATCATCTCAGTTCCATCTTTTCCAAATGCATGGTTGAATGGTAATGTGACATGATTGACGGTCACGCCATTGCTCTTTTGCACACGTTTTATGGCATACCTCCCAAATAATTAAGGTGTTTTTGCTTTATCTGTTATAGCCTTGGAAACATTGTGTCCCTGTGTGTTAGGGATATGCACTGAACTAGATTTTGATCCATCCTCACTATTGAGGATGATGGGATAGTCTTGTTTCTTGAAAGATCGTTAGGATGCATTCAAGTCCTGGTAAACCATGTGTCCCTCCTCGAATGAATCTTCTTTTTTGAAAACGTGGTTACGTTGCACTGGTATCTAGGATTCATTTTCATCTTTCTTATTAAGACCCTTCACCACGCTTTCCTTTTCATTATCAGGTAACTATTGTATCATGTCAAGCTCATCCTGGTCTATGGATGGTGCTATGTAACATGTGTGAAATATATCAGTGCCTGATCTAAGCAAGTAAATGCCCTTTTTAGTTGCTTACGCCAATTCGCCTCTGGTTTCTAGTAACGAACATTCGAGTCCGACATATTTGCACAGTTCCTTCACTTGTTTCTTAGTATAGTCACCGGTTTCCATCTTCAAGGTCTCTGGTACGTCGAATTTGGCAATAAGAGTACTGAAAGCCTTGGCGATCAACTTGTGATCATTAGCTATATTGTGGGCAACACCATCGCCCACGAGCACTTAGAATGCATATCTGAAGCATATTCCTCCCATATAGGGGGCTGATATTATATTGCCCATTTCAAAATCCTTGAACTTCTCGAATTCTTTCAAAGGAACAGGTTTGCTATGGTTTTTCTTGTATTCGGGCAATATAGGAAGTTTTTGATACTCCTCTAAGAGACTGTCATAAGAATCTTCGTTAGGTTTTATCCACACGTTCTTATGCCAACCTCGTTGGTCCTTAGACTTTTTTGAATATTTTTTCTTTTTTTATAACATGTTTCTAATTCTATGATTTAAACGAAATTATAAATGCGGTTT